TCAGAGGGTCAAGCCCCTCGTCCCGGCGGAACATGGCTTCGAGGCTGGTCGCCTCGGGTAATGCGATGGCCGTTCCGATCTCGATGTCTTCGTTCACGTCAATACCTCTCGATGGTTGATTGCTGGTGCGGGCGGGGCATGCCCTGCCCTGATTGCAGTCATGGTTGCAGGGCGGGCAGGTGGTCATTCGGCGTGCTCACCTTCCTTGAAGGCGGCGTCGGTGATGCGCTTCAGCAGCTCGGCGTAATAGCTGAGGTTCCCGACGTGTCCCCATTTCACCTCGTCCGGGCGGACGTCGAAGTGGTCCGCGCTCAGCGACTGCAGGCGGGCGAGCATGGTGTCGATCTCGGCCTTGGCGGTCATGAAGGCATTCAGAGCTTTGTCGTTCGTGGCGGTCGCGCGGCGGGTGGTCATGATTGTGGTTCCTTTCAGGGGAGGGCGGTGCCCCGGCACCGGGCCGGGGAGTGGTGGTCAGGCAGCGCAAACAGTGGCGCTGCCGTCGCGCTGCGCTTCAAGCAGGTCGTCGCGGTCAATGGTGACCTTCTTACCGGAGTCTGTCTTGCAGATGTATTTGTAGCCGCTGCGCATCTTCATTGACCCGAGCACCTGAAACGCGCAGTCAGCGGTCTTGATGATGTAGCCGGGGCGGATTGTGGTGATGATCATGCCCATTTCAGTCTCTCCGTCATCCTCGTTTCGATACAAACACCTTAGCGGCAAATTTTTCCGAATGCAAGGATTATTCGTGCCTTGACAAGGAAAAAGTTGCCGCTATCATCTGGTGCCATGGAAAACACTCGTGACATTCTGCAATTCGTCGGCTTGCAAGAAGCCGCATCCGCCCTTGGCGTCACGCTGGATCGGGTCGAGCGCGCACAGCGCGGCGATCTTCTGCCTGCATCATGGCTTGATACGCTTGAAGGATTGGCGCGACGACCGCTCCCGCGCGAGCTGTTCGCCTTCAAGCGTGCAGCCCATGGTGACGCCGAATGACCGCCGCCGCCATCATCCGGTGGTGGGGCATAAGTTCAGTATCGGAGCGATGAAAGACGGCCTTCTCGTGGGTGTTGTTATTGTGGGGCGGGCGGTTTGCATGGAGGAATTGGCATGAGCCTGCGTGAATACAGAGAATTGATTGCATCCAGGGCGACCGGTTCGGCTAGCGCGGGGTTCGGCGCAAAAGACATCAACATGTATGCGAAGCAACACCAGCGGGCAGTTATCGAGTTTGCGCTGGCACGCGGGAAGTCGGCCGCGTTCCTCGATACCGGGCTTGGAAAGTCGCTGGTCGAGATTGAGTTCGCTCGCCAGTGCGCTGAGGAAACCGGGAAACCGTCGCTAATCCTGACGCCGCTTGCTGTCGCTGGGCAGATGGTGCGCGAGGGGCAAAAGTTCGGCATCGACGCACGGCAGATCAGGGACCAGTCTGATGTCGGCGCTGGCATCATGGTGGTGAATTATGAGCGCCTCGTCAAACTGGACCCTGCGGCGTTCGGCGCCGTGGTGCTGGACGAAAGCAGCATCTTGAAAAGCTATGCCGGGCGCACGCGGGCGCTGATCCAGGACGCATTTTCAGAAACGCCTTACAAGCTGGCGGCGACAGCAACACCAAGCCCGAATGATCATACTGAGCTTGGAAACCATGCAGAGTTTCTGGGAGTGATGCGCCAGCAGGAAATGTTGTCCAAATGGTTCATCAATGACACGGCGACGGCATCGCAGGATTGGCGGCTGAAAGGGCATGCGGTTGAGGACTTCTGGCGGTTCGTCGCATCGTGGTCGAGGTGCGCCACACTGCCGAGCGACCTTGGCGGGGATGATGCGGGCTATGTTCTGCCGCCGATTGACGAGCACATTCACGAGGTTGCAGCAAATCGCATGGAGAATGTTGCGGATGGCATGCTGTTCCGGATCCCCGAAATGAGCGCGACCAGCTTTCACGAGGAAAAGCGCCTCACGCTGCGGCAGAGGTGCGAACTTGCTGCCGAGCTTGCTGACCATAACAATCCGGTCACGGTCTGGTGCGAGACGAACGATGAAAGCGCCGCACTCGCGAAGATGGTTCCGGGGGCTATTGAGGTTCATGGTGCAATGGACGCCGACGAAAAAGAGCGCCGACTTCTTGGGTTTGCTGACGGGCAATACCGCGCCATCGTCACCAAGCCCAAGATGGCCGGGTTCGGCGTCAACTGGCAGCACTGCGCGCATGCCGTCTTCGCCAGCATCAGTTTTTCCTACGAGCAGCACTATCAGGCGAAGCGCCGGTCGCATCGGTTCGGGCAATCGCAGCGGGTGCGAAACGACATAGTGATCAGCGACACCGAAGCGTCAATCTGGAACGTCATCAACGTCAAATCGAAGAAGCACGACGAAATGAAGCGCAGGATGGCCGATGCAATGCGGGCGGCGCAGTCGCAAGCAGGTCATCGCGTCAAATACGAAAGGCCGCTTGAATTGGCCTTCCCGGAATGGATCAGACAGGGACAATGACGATGAAACAACCGGAATATCAAGGAGCAACATGGGCGATCCATAATGCTGATTGCATTGAGGGGATGCACGCCATGCCTCAATCCTCAATCGACTGCGCCGTATTCAGCCCCCCTTTTGGGGATTTGTTCGTCTATTCAGACAGCGAGCGTGACCTTGGGAATGCAGGTGACGGCGAGGCGTTTATGGCGCAATACCGATTTTTCGCAGAGGCGCTGACCCGCGTCATGAGGCCTGGCCGCATGGTTTGCGTTCACTGCACCGACCTTCCGACGCGGAAAGGCAAACATGGATACATCGGACTGCAGGATTTCAGTGGCGACCTGATCAAGGCGCACGAAGCGGCCGGGCTGATCTATCACGGCCGAGCGACGATCTGGAAAGACCCGGTTGTCGAAATGCAGCGCACCAAGGCGCTTGGACTGCTCTACAAGCAGATCCGCAAAGACAGCGCCATGAACCGCGTCGGCATGCCGGATTACATGCTATTTTTTCGCGCGCCCGGCGAAAACCCGGATCGGATCGAGCATTGCGAGCCGGGCGATACGAAAGAGGCTGTCCGCATCGCGCGCAAGTGGCTGGCGGAAATGCACCGCCTCGGCTTGGCATCACAGACGCCTACCGATGATCAGATCGCCGCTCTGTTGCCGCATGCAGAGTTCGACGTTTACGAATGGCAGCGCCTCGCAAGTCCGGTATGGATGGACATTCAGCAGGGCAATGTCCTCAACCGCATGAAGGCGGAAAACGACGAGCGCCACGTCTGCCCGCTGCAGCTGGACGTGATCGAGCGATGCCTGCGGCTCTACAGCAAACCGGGGGATGTGGTTATGGACCCGTTCAACGGCATCGGTTCGACGGGATATGTCGCCGTCAAGATGTTCCGCCGGTATCTCGGGTTCGAGTTGAAGCCGGAATATGCCGCGCAGGCGAAGAAAAATCTGGATGACGCAGCCAGATCATCCGGCGACTTGTTCGCGATGGCAGCATGACCGCCGCCGCACCATGCGCCGGTAACAACCATCCCGCGTGCGGGCGGGTTATCCCGCACACCTCCCTGGTGAACTTGCCCGGGGCTTCGGCCTCGGGTATTTTTTCACGAAGGGCTGAGGCATGCGCGCAAGGCTGATCCGTGACGGCGCTGCTGTCGAGATCGCAGGGTTGGAGTGGTCCGAGGTGATCGGGACAGACCAACTGGACGGCCGCCTCGCCTTCTACCGCAGCCTGCGGGATCGCATGGGCGGGCGGTATGCGCGCTTCTACGACGAGACTGTGCGGGAATTGGAAGCTGTCGCGCGCGCCGTTGCCGAGCAAGGGAATCGCCATGGCAAATGACAGGGGCGAGCGCGAACAGGCGAAGATCGACCAGGATCAGCCATACCTTCCCGGCGCCGACGACATGCCGCAGATTGAGCAACCCGCCTGGCTGGCCCTTCCAGAGCCGATCAGCACCAACAACCTGTTCCTCAACGTGCAGGGCCGAGGGCGGGTTGTGTCGAAGGTCTATGCAGACTGGAAGAAGCGCGCAGCAGGCTACATCGCAGCGCATGTCCCGATGCCGCGCTTTGCCATGCCGGTTGAGATCACGCTATTCGTCGGCGAGCGGGGTGTCGGCCAGATGGACAGCGACAACACCGCCAAGGCCTACATCGACGCGCTCAAGGCCGCCGGAGTGATCCACGACGACAGCCGAAAATGGGTGCGCCGATCAGAGGCAATCTGGGTGCCTGGCATGGCTGGTTGCGTGGCGATGATCAAGGCGGCGACCAATGCCCCAGCAGCGGCTGAGATCGTCGAACATGTGCCTGGTGGATTAAGGGAGTTGTTGATGTGACAGGCAAACGCTTATCCAATGCCGAATTTGCTCGCCTCTGGGCCGATAGGTCTATCACCACTGACGAGATCGGGCGCCGACTCGGAATCACCAAGCAGGCGGTCA